TAAAAAGGCAGGTTTCAAAGCTGCTACCTTAATGAATGGCTTTGTAAAACATTTGGGAAATGGAAGACACATTTCAAGCTGATTTTCATAAATGGACCCGATTTGATTTGAGGGTTTGTTTAAAAAAGGAACTGGAAATAAAGGTTAGGAAATTGGATCAATATCTTGCTCAGAATCAAAAAAATGAGACCAGTAAAAAGCTTTACATCCATAAAAAGAAACTGGAAATTTCAAAGCTTGAATCCATCCTTAGGTATGTGTAATATTTTGTAACTTATTGGTTAGGCTAAGTATAGATTAAAACAGTTTTATTTGACTTATGAAAAATCAATACTTTGTATTAATTGCACTCCTTATAGGATTATTTGGATGCAAGAAAGAAACTGAAAAGGAATTAAACATTTTCGAATCAGAACCAGAAACAATCAACTGGCAAGGTTATAAACTTCACAAAGTAAATAACCTGACCAATGATTTTCAGATTAAGGATGGAAACATCCTGATGAATGGGAAAAAGTACACCGGGGTAAGTTATCAATCAAAAGTTGGCATTGCTGCGGTTACCTTCTTTGAAAATGATGTAATGGGAGTTTTTGTTAAAGATGGCAAATCTTATAACTATGGCAAAAATGGAAAAGGGCAATTTGTAACCATTCAGGAAAGCCAAATTCCTAACCTGCCATTCCTTTGCGAAACCTCCGATTCTGATGTGCAGGACAATAACCAACCTAATACCAATTTAAGAACGTCAGCAGCTTGTAAAACGGCAAGAATTGGATTTGAAGCAACCAACTCAATGTTTAAAGAACTTGGAAACTCACAGGTTGCTACTGCCAATTACATTTCTGGAGTTTTTAATGTTGTAAAGCAGATTTACCGGAATGAAAACATTTCTTTAAAGCTATCGGTAATTTACATCAATTCAACAGCCGATTCATACGGATGTACAAATTTAAGTCTATGTCTTTCCAGTCTGATGTCAGTAAGGCCAGTTGGCACTTTCAATGCTGACCTTATGCACTTAGTTGACATAAAACCTAATGGTGCAAGTCTTGGAGGTTTGGCCTTTGTTAATGTCCTTTGTAGTGTAAGTCCTTATGGCTATTCAAGCATTTTTAAGACTTATAAACAACTTCCATTATACAGTTGGTCAGTTAATGTAATTGCTCACGAGTTAGGCCATAATTTTGGCTCCAGACATACCCATTGGTGCGGTTGGAACTTGCCTAATGGAACAACTGGCAGGATTGATTCTTGCTTTGGTGGGGAGGGTAGTTGTGGAACAACAAAAAAGCCAAACTTTAATGCTACTATTATGTCCTATTGCTACAACAATGGAGCAATTAATCTTAACAAAGGATTTGGACCTTTACCGGGCAATGTAATGAGGGCATCACTCCAAAACGCAAGTTGTTTGCCTTTGGTTAGTCAATCGGAATGCGACAGTCTTAAAACACCTCCAACAACACCCAATCCAGTTACCAGGTCTATTACAGTTTTGGGAGTTCCTTATATCAATTCCGATACTAGCATAAGAAGACCTGCAAGTGCAATTGATGGGAACCTAAACACTAGGTTTGTGAGTCAAGGCCCAACTACTGTAACTTTTACTTATAACCAGACTGTAACAATTAAAACGGTTCAGTTATTTTCCGGATTTGGCACAACATCGCCAAACCAGACTTTCACAATATCAGTTAATGGGGTTCCTTTCAATTTGAATTATTCTCCTAATATTGCATTCACAAGAACAGGGATAACCCTAGCAGGTACAACCTTTGTTTTGGTGACTACAGGAGTGACCAACATTTCCAGAATCAAAGAAATAGATATATTGGTGAATTAAGATAGAACGATTAATTAAGGTTAAAGCCCATCGGAATTTCTGATGGGTTTTTTTTAATTAATTCTTATGAGGCGGAGGTAAGGACTCAATCCGATTTCGTTTTTTAATCATGTCCCAAAATCCGGTTATAAACTGACCTAAGACATAGATTAGAATCGAATCTGAAGTGTCAATCTTTTCAAACTTATAAAGCCAACCAACACCAAATAAAAGCCCTCCAGTAAATAGAATTACTGCCACAAATGAGGCAAGTTCCATCCACCGTTGAAAGTTCATTATAAACCTGGTATTACACGTTTGGCTGCTTCACCAAAGATTTGACCTAAAATCCTCCATCCTTTGCCTTTTTCACCTGATGCTCTGGCAAGGGAATCCATTGTGGAATGGAGTCTTTCAAAATCCTGATTCAAATAGTATTCCGTTATTCTTTGCTCTTGCTGAATGCTTAATGCTAAGTTTTGCAAAGAATCATTTTCAGAGTATAACCTTAGAATTTCAAGTTGATGCAAGTGAGTTCTGATTGCTAGCGAATCAACTCTATTTGTCAATTCCTTTTCGGTTTTGGTTGGACCGCAGGAAAAAGCTAAAAGCAAAGCCAGAATGAATGAGTTTTTTACCATTTTAAAAGTTCTTTAAAAGTATCAATTAGTTTTTGAAGAAAACCTTTTTTGCGGTCTTCCATTGCCTCTTTTTTCAAGATTGGGGAGATGTTTGATTTCCATTCAGGTTCTTTTAAGTCCCTTGTTCTTTTATAAAAATCCATTCCTAAAAGGATTAATCTGCCAAGCACCAGGATAGCACCGCCATGAAATAAAAGCCATGACTCAGACAATTCCATGACTGACAAGAACCAAAGCCAATAAACGGTAATATCCGTCATCAACTTGTAAACGTCTTCTTTTATTCTGCAAATAAATTGCACTATAATTTCTTTCATTTTGACCAAATGACTTTTGAAGGTAATGAAGGATCAGAATCGACATGGATCCATGTTTTGTAAATTCCTATACGAGTGAATCCAACCTGCTGCAAAGCGGTAAGAATTTTATATCCATCGGAACCAGATGAATAAGCTATATCAGCTGCAAAGCCTTTTGTATGTGCTGAATTAGGAGTTCCTCCAACCTTTTTATTATGGGCATCAGTACGATAGCCAGAATTGATTTTAAATGGAACTCCGGCTATTCCTCTCGACTTATCCAACTTCATTAGAAAGTCAGGATTCATTTTTGAACCCGACCCGATTAGGTCTGGGCTATCAAATTCAGAAAGGTTAAAGTTTTCTAATTCCATATCGCAAATTAAACGACAAAAAAATTAAATTTTACCAAATATTTGTCGGTCTGAAAATCAATGAGTTATAATTTATTTTAAAAATATTTTATCTTTTTTATAAAATATGTTTGCAGAATTAAAAAGAAAGGATTTAGTTTGTATTCAACAAACAGAAACAGACAATGACACTAACAGAAAAAATCAACAGCAACCCTTACTTAAAAGTAAGCAACTGCGCAGACATAGCAGACTTAGAAGCTGGTATAGACGCTCTTAGGGAATTAGATAAAGAGTTTGGAGAATCAAATCCAAGACTCTTAAAGTTGTGGGCTAAATTCTTGGATAAGAAAAAAAAGGTGTCATGAAAATAGGCGATTTGGTAAAAATGTCGGATAAAAATCTTAACCCTTTTGGTAATGGAATTTGTGCCTATGCTGGCATGGAAGGAATTGTAACAGATATTTTTGATGACGGGGCATTTATATTGAATTGCAAAACATCTATTTTGGTTGTTCCCATGAATAACGCATTTAAGCGGCCCGAAAAAGGTGTTTGGATTTGGTTGAATGGTGAGCATATTTTTCATAAAAGAATTAATTCTAAAATGACAAGAAGCCCTAAAAAATGGTTTCAATGGTTTATTCCAGATTGCTTGCTTAAATAAAAACAAAATATAATATGCCTAAAGGAATACCAACAACCGGAACACGCAAACCCGGTGCAGGACGCAAAGCAGGACCGCAAACAGTAACAGTTTCTTTCCGAGTGCCAATAAGCCACGCAGCAAGGATTAAATTATTAGTCAAATCCTTTTTACTTGAATTAAAAAATGAACCTTCTTAATTGAAGGTTTTTTTATTTTATATTTGCAAAACAAATTATCAATCTATGCCAATCAAAAAAGGCTATTCTCAAAAAACCATCAGCAAGAATATTTCTGCTGAAATAAAATCCGGCAAGCCACAGAAACAAGCGGTTGCCATAGCTTTAAGCGAAGCAGACAAGGCAAGAAAGAAAAAGCCTAAGAAGTAATTACTAAAATCTTATCAGTAAAATGACGGCACTTAAATTGTTAACTAATGGCAGGTGGTAGACCAACACTTTACAAAGAAGAGTTTTGTGATTTGCTTATTAGCCACATGGAAAAAGGTTATTCCTATGAATCATTTGCAGGTTTATTAGGAGTTTCTAAACAAACTATCTATGATTGGGAAAAAGCAAATCAAGAGTTTCTTGACTCCAAAAAAATAGGCACAGAAAAAAGTAGGTTATTTTGGGAGAAAGTCGGCATTGAAAACATAGTCAATATTGATACTATGGAAAAGGATGAATCTGGAAGTTTTACGGCAGTTAAAAAGTCATTAAACTCTGCGGTTTATATTTTCAACATGAAAAACCGATTTAAAGATGAATGGAAAGATAAGCATGAAAATGAATTTTCTGGAAGCATTGGCACAGTTATAATGCCTACTCCATTGGATGAGGATTTACAGGAAAATGATTGATAGGCTAATTTGTGTCAATAGTAAATCTTTCTAATCGTAAACTTTGGAACAATAAATACTTAAGGGCAGTATTATACCCAAAAACCTACAATGTACTTTTTGGCGGAAGTGGCTGCTTTGGCCCTAATCAGTTAATTGAAACAGATAAGGGTTCAAAACCTATTTGTAAAATTAAAGAAGGTGACATGGTTTTATCTTATAACCATGAATCAGGATTGAATGAGTTTAGAAAGGTAAAAAATACCTTCCAATACGAAAACCCAACTGATAGGCTTATCGAGATTGTTTTAAAAGATGGAACCATTATAAAAGTTACTGAAAATCACAAGTTTTTCTTTGGCGGTTCTTATGTGAAAATCAAAGATATTTTATTATCTTTGGAATATGGAAACAGAAATTTGGAAAAAGATACCGGGCTATGGCCTTTATGAGGCTTCAACTTTTGGAAGAATTAAAACATTTAACTGGAAAGGATGCGGAAGAGAAGCAATAATGAAACCTGCAAAAGATAATGGAGGTTACTTTAGAACAATGCTAAAAAGAGATGATGGCATAATTCATACAGTAAAAGTTCATAGAATTATTGCATCAACTTTTCTTTCTAATGAATTAGAAAAGCCTTGTGTCAATCACATTAATGGAATTAGAGATGATAACAGGATTGAAAACCTAGAATGGGTTACAATATCTGAAAACGTCAAACATTCCTTTAAAATTGGATTGAGTTCAAATAAAGGGTCTAAATGTCCAACTGCAAAACTTACAGAAAGTCAAGTTTTAGAAATTAGGGCCAAATTTATTCCTAGAAAATGCGGAAGAAAAGAACTTGCTAAAATGTATGGGGTATTTCCTGCTACAATTAAAGACATTATTCTTAGAAATTCATGGACCCATATTTAATTGACCCTTCGCAAATTGTTTCATGGAAATTCATTGAGCCAGAAAAGGTTTATGATTTTGAAGTAGAAGGCAATTCTAATTACTACCTAAAAACCAATTCAGAAAATATATTGGTTCATAATTCTGGGAAGAGCCAGACCATGATTCAGTTATTTCTTTCTGAAATACTGAACCATGAAGTTAATCAGAATCAAACCTACTTTGTAATCCGAAAAGTAGCCGGAACCCTTAGAAATTCAGTTTTTGCTGATTTTAAAAACAAGGTATCAGATTGGAATTTAACAAATCACGTCAAATGCCAAAAGAGTTACCTAGAAATCCATGCAGGCACTAATCGAATAGTCTTTTTGGGATGCGATGACCCTGAAAAACTAAAGTCATTAAGTCAAGCAAAATACATCTGGATAGAGGAAGCGACTGAACTAACAATGGAAGACTTCACCCAAATTACTTTGAGGTTGAGAGGTAACAGTAAATTCCAAAAAAGATTTTTTATTACCTTCAATCCAGTTTCAGATTCACATTGGATTAAAAAACGGTTCTTCGATGAACCTCCGCAAAATGAAAAGGATTCAATCTTGATTATCCATGCGACCTACTTAGATAATCTGGATAAGCTAGATAAGGAATACTCACTTAGAATGGAATCCCTAAAAGAAGTTGATGAAACTTTCTACGAGGTCTATGCGAAAGGCAACTGGGGAGTCTGGGATCGTGAATCCCTTTTTGCCAGAAACTTCAAAGAAGCTGACCATTGCCAGAATTATACAGTCAAAGCCCATCCAGGATTGGAATTATATCTTTCTTTTGACTTTAACGTGACCAATACCTGCGTTGTTGCTCAATTCTCAAAGAACGGAGTAGAAGCAGGCTATTACGCTAAAATCAATATTCTAAAGGTTTACCGAGTTGGTGACCTTGAAGAACTTTGCAAGGCCATTATGATAGATTATCCCGGCATGAAATATATTATCAATGGCGACCCTGCAGGCAATAGCAGACAAGCAGGCACAAAGAACAACATTAGCAACTTTCAACTGATTCAATCAGTTCTGGGAGTTCGTGACATCAACATGCAGGTGTTAAGGTTTGCCCCTTCACATTTGGCCACAAAGTTGATTTCTGATATGTGTTTCAAGAAATGCCTATTTTGGATTTCAACTCCAAACTGTAAGGAATTGATAGCTGATTTTAAGGAGGCAAAAGTTGATAGGACAGTAAGTTTAGATCCATGGAAAAAGAAAAACCCAAACATGAGCCATGCTCTTGACTGTTTTCGTTATTTCATTTATGGGAATTTTCTGGAAATAACCTCAACTTATAACCTGGATAAATTTGATGCGAGAAAAATGCAACTGTAATTTCTTAACTTTGTAAAAATTCAAAAAGATATGAGTTGTAATAATTGCGGAACGTGTTATCAGATTTGTTTGCCGTTCCAATCTTGTTTTTCTGAAATGTTGGTTCAGGTTCCAATTGATTACACAAGTGAAGATATAGTTATAAAAATAGCCAATGGTCAGGGGATTACATTTGAGCAACAAGCGGAGGTCATAGGAGGCTTTGCAACAATTGATTTAACATTGTTTCCTGATGGGTTCTTTTCGTCGTATGGCGGTCCTTATTCTTTGCAGTTCTTTGATTACATTACTTTGCAATTAATTAATTTTGTTGCATCAAATGGAATCGATTATAATTGCATTCAGTTTGAATTTCAGAATGGTTCTGAAGTTGAAACGATAACAATATCAGCATTCAGTTAGTGGACTTTGTCTTAGGAACCCTTATTAAATTCAGACGTACATCCGGGACTATTTGTTCAGGAAACGTCAAAAAGATTGATGGTGAGTTTTTAACCATCAGCGGAAAATGTGGAGTCTATAAAATTCATGAATCAAAAGTAATTACTAAATAAGATGTGCAGTTGTGGGAGTAAAGTCAAAAGGCCAGTTGTAAAAAAACCTGTAAAGAAATGATCAACCTAATCTTTGAAGCTACATCAACTGCCCTCTTTGCTCAATTCTTTTGCTATGCGATTATCTTTGTTCCATACCTGCAATGGTATTCCAATCTTATCAACAAACTTCCTGAGTACCTTTCTGACCCTTTAGGCAACTGCCCTTATTGTTTTGCTCCCTGGTTATTTTTATTCTTCTATTATGTTCCAATTCCTCAAGAAATCAAAGAAGTCTGTTTTGCCTTCGGCTGGATATACTTCATCAATGCCTGTTTCAACAGATTCATTGAATCAGAATGATAAGCCTCAATATTTAGGCAATGCCGACAAAATCCATTGGCCAAAGATTGAATTTGCCTTTAAATCTGGAAACAAAAACTATTTCTGTTGGAATCAAGACATCATGATTTCATGGGAACGCATGGAGGCAGCTAAAATGATTTATCGGGAGTTGGACTATCAAATGAACCCAACGATGCTTACACAGCATTGGGAGGCGATAGAATCGCTACTAACAGACCCAAAGAAGAAGGTTGAAAAGAAGATGCTTGAAATAGGGGTGCTTAATGAATCCATGAAGCAAGCCCAAAACCTGTCAATCAGATTAGATACTCAAATCAAACTGGCAACAGTTAAGTACTTTGATGAATACGAGGATCCTTTTGGGTATGACCATAAATATAATTTAGAAAAGGTAAAGTTTTGGTCTTCAAACAATGACATCTCTACTTTTTTTTTGAATCTGCCTCAAAATCAATATCTGCAACCCTCGGAAGGGTTACAAGAGAATTTCCAGAGTTGTTTGAAAGGAATAGCGGTAATGAACATAAAGAACATGGAACTTCATTCTACTTTGATGAACTCGGAAAATTTAAGTCCGGATATAAAGAAAGAATTAGATTTGCAAAAGGAATGGATGTTAGCTATGAGTCATTGGTCAGACGTTCCTATTACCAGTTTTATTTAGATTATTCTATTTGGCTGGAGGCAATCAAAAAACAAAAATAGTGCAAATTGTCTACTATCTCACAGAATAACATAGTTGTTAATTATGTTGTTACCAGCGACCAAATCGCAAAGACTAAAACTGAATTTGATAAGTTAACCGATGCCGAAAAGAAAGCGGTTGATGAAGCGAAGAAGTTAAGTGACCAATTAAAAAAGACAGGGCAGGAAGGGCAGGATTCTGGAAAGAAAACAGAAACATCCCTTACAAAGATTACTGGACCAATAAAACAAAATAGTGCTGCCTTATCGGCTTTTACAAGTCAATTAAAAATCGCTGGTGATGCTGCAACAACTGCTGCCAATAAAGCAAGTGCTGGTTTTGCTGGTGCAGAAGCAGCACAGAGAAAATCAACTGCTGCTACCAATGCTTTTAGAAATGCTTTAACCTCAATTAGTCCGGCCCCTTTAACAAAAGTTAAAGAAGAAGCATCAAAAGTTAAAGATGAAACTGGAAATGCTGCCAAAGAATTAAATGGATTCAGTTCAATTGCCAAATCGGGGGCAGGCTTATTAG